GCACTTGCGATAACATCTGTGTCACCAAGCAATCCGATAGAAGCCAACGCTCTACCCCAAGCTGATGTTTGACAAAACTCTAATAAACTAGAATGTAAAAACTTAGCTACATTCTTAACGTGTTTATTAGCATATCCGTCACCAATTAAAACACTTTGACCATGTTCATTACTTCTAAAATAAATTTCAGCTTTAATGGTAACTTGTTCATCATCATGTTTTAAAATATGAGTCTGTAATTCGATATTAGCACCGAAAAACTCTCTCATTTTTTTTAGTCTTAAACCTACAGTCGCATAACTTTTGTCATGTATCTGTACTTTGCCTTCTTCTGATTCGTCAATAGCTTCTTTACAGAAGTTAAGCATGGCTTTAAATCTTTCGTAATCCATTATATACCCCCTAACTTAACGAAAAATTATTAAATACAACAACGTCACCTACTACATCCCTAATTGGACTAATTCTATTTTCATTATCCAACCAAGCGACGAATAACTTTGTTGCTTCCTTGTTTACGTCCATGTCAAATAATCTTCCTTCTTCGTTAATGATCATGTCGCAAACTTTCCCGTCTTTAAGACAAGAAATTCTTTCAATATAACCACCTACCAAATATTGTAGGTCACCAAGACTCGGTTCTTGGTCATAAGACTTCTCAATAATTGTTCCGTCTTGTTTGTAGATAGTAGCACTTAATTTACCCATGTTGGTTTTTTCCTTCCTTTTTCCCATTTGGCAAAATGTAATTTCTCACCATTATAATATAATCGATAAGATAAAAACACATCTTCTGTTTTGTATTGGTCTGGCATACACAAAGGTATCGCTGTCCAACCACCTTTGGTGATCGGCATACTCTGACAAATGTGCATATTGTGATGTATAAAATTAACAATCCGTTTGCTTTTATGTTCTTTCTTAAATCTAAACTCAAACTCTTTTGCTAATTCTGTAGCATGATATAAAGCCCAACCAAAATTAAAATATGAATCACCAACCCACCTAGTCATCGGATGATTTGGATAGGCAGGTTTATATAATTCATCTAACAATCCTGTATGTCGTTGCAATCCTGTAGACAACATCTGACAAGTTTCCAATAACATTTTAGGAACGTGCTTGTCGCATAAATGTCTGGCTGAAACAACAGGACTTCTGCTTGTAAAAAATATATTCATGTTACCCCCTTTTGCGTGTGTGAGATTTAAGAAGATTAAATTGTCGGAAAATCCCACACACTGTTATAGTTTTATTTACTCCGACAAAACTAGTATACACTAAATCTGCAAGACACATAAAAATAAATTTATTTAAACCCACTTTAGAACCTATCTGAAACATTCTGATACTGCCCAAATAAATCCACCAAAAATGACAAGTCTGCCGATCATGTCTAATACTAAATTTATTTCCATAACATTTCCCCCCAACCCATATCATCATTATCTTTTAATTCTGGTTCTGGTCTTGGTACACCCCAAGAAAAACCTGCTCTTGGTTCTCCATGAATGTCATTAACCGAATGAATTACAGCATTGTTTAATTGTCTTAAAGGAATACTGCAGTCAGCATAACCTTCTTGAATTGCATTAAGGTATCGCTCTGGTGGTGGTTTGACACAATCTTGATATCTCATTACGTAAGTCATAACTTTCTCAATATTTCCACGTACATTAGCTTCCATATATCCCTTACCATATAGATGCGGATACCCTTCGTAAGCATCTAACGCAATCTCACATTGTTTAGTGATCTTCCATAATCCACCCACTACTTCCTTTCCTTTGTTTTCCTCAATATCAGCTACACCACGAAAAACCAAAGACCAATTGTATAAAGTAAATTGTCCGATGTACTTGGCTAGTGGGCATCTAATCTTCATCTGTTTATGGTTCAAGTTTGAACCGTATGCAAAATAATAATTAAAATTCATGTTAAACTCTTCTTTCGTATAATTGTCTTAATCTTCTGTTAATTAGGAAAGTACCCCCAACAGTTGAGGGTACTCCGTCTTCTTTTAAGAACTTAGTCATTCTAGATTTGAAGTATTTGATTAGGTTTGTAGAGGAACCTAAAGGCTTGAACATAACTTTAAATCTATGTTGTAAAGTTCTTGTATGAGTCTGGTCTACACATATAGACTTGACTGGTTTGTTGTTACGACCTGCAACAACGATCTGATTGCAAAGATAAATCCAATTAACGATCTTCGTTGCTTCAGTAGTTCCAGAATGATGTCTAAACTCGATAGTATTGTATGGAGAACAAAAGTTAAGTTTAGCATATCTGTCACCTGTGTACGCCTCACCAAATAGAGCCTGTAATCTAGTTAGTGAACGAACCTTGTTGATCTTTTCTAATGTCTGGTTAATAATCTGAACTGGTGTACCAGACTGTTGAGCAAGTAATGAACCACAGTAACGTGCATTTGTAGTTCTTCTTGACTTAGGCATAAAGTAATCGAAAACATCTTCAAACTTAGCATATCTTTTTGCTACTAATTTTTTTTGCTTGAATGTTAAGTCGCTAGAATCGATGTGAACGTGTAAACCACAAGTCTTGTTTACCTTTGCACCTAGGTCATTAAGTGCATCAGAAATTTTACGAACTTGGTCTAAGCCATTTGAATTATAAATTTTAAGAGGTGGTGAAACAATTTCAACACCTATAAAACCACTAGCAGGTGGTTGACATAGTGAACCGTCATACTTGACCATCCACACTGAACCACAACCACGATATCTGTCAGTACCTAAAACTTCAATACCTGTGATTTGTTGAATCTTGTTAGCTAACTCTTGTCTAGAATTAGTTTTAACATAACACTCGATCTCTACTCCGAAAGTTCTGTCTAAGTTTAAGTTTGTCATTTTGTTCTCCTTTAAAATAAAACTAAGGATAAGATATACCTTCAAGTGTCACTTGCAAGAAAAAAAAACATAATTTTTATTTTTTTTTAAACTTTTTTGTCTATCCAACCATACTAGGGAAATACTCCAATACCCCTAAGAAGGGCTTAAAACAGGTTTTTTAGGGGTAAAATAACCTTAAAATACGTAGTTTTATAGATATTGATAAATAAGGCTTTTTTCTAAAAATAAACTTTGGAATAAATTTCCATTTTTCTACACATTATTACATATATATAAAAAGGGGGTGATTTGATGTCACGTGAATTTATAACAATGTTTTCTAATTTGGTAGGATATGGCAAAATGTTTGCACCTAACGAATATGGTTTACTTGCATTTAATGAATTTTATAAAAATTATGTGAAATATTCCAAAAAATAGGATATAGTTTATTTGCAAATAATCATAGGTACTACAGCCTTGCAGGGGGTGTCCTCCAAAAATAAATACCCCCTGCATATCAGCCACCACAACAAGACACAAGAAAATCAAAAATTTTAATATATATAAATATCCGAAAGGATAAGACATGAAAAAGATATTTGGATTTACAGAAAGGTATCTGAATTTTTGGTTAGATTTATCTAAGCCTACAAGAGAAGAAAATATTGAAAGATTCTGCAAAGTGGAATTTGGTAGAGATTGGCAATGGGCTTATAGTGAAATGATGAAAACCAATCAAATACCTAGTTATAAAAAAGTTGCCTAATTGGTTGAAAAAAAAATCAAACAACACATAACAATATATTAAGTGAAACTTTTTTGAAAAAAAAAGTTGAAAAAATCGGAAATGTACCGATACACTTAATAGGACCTAAACAAAGTAAATTGCAAGTTACTTTGCGGCACTCTGACTGAACATTGTTTTTAACAGAGGCAAAAGGTACAGGGGTGGTAGAGTATGACCAAATGGTTGAGGCTATCATGAGTAGGTGCGAGTAGGATGATGAATGTTTATCTGTATTCCGAAAGTTGAGGGTAACAAACTAGTCCCTCGAGTGCCCTAGGTTCCGATGATAAAGTTTAATTAGGGGGTAATTATGATTATAATTATACTAGAGCCTATATAGCCCTTCGGGGCTATTTACTAATCTTCTTATACTTTTCAAAACTTCTGAGCGATGCCATGCCCAGGAGTGCCATGACTAACGGCATGAGTTGTTCCATATCCATGCTTGGTAATGGTTGCGTATCTATTTTAAAAACAGCTAGAAAGAACACGATAAAATTTTTAAGGACAAATTCCCAAAATATGGCCAGTGCTGCACTAAATCCAATGAGGGGTCTCCAAGAGCGTTGCAAGATTCCAGATATATCTGTAGCAGTTGATTTAGCATCGGCTAAGTTAATATCCATTTGTTTAGAATTAATTTCATTCTCTAATTCTTGTAATCGTATTTTGATCTTTCCTTTTTCTTCTTCTGATACGTGAAACTCATCTATAATGTTTCCTACAGTTCCGACAAGTCCACCACTAAATATTTTATCCAACATTTGATAATATCTCTGCTAAGTCTTGAGCCCTTCTGGGTGTTTGTTTTGCCCAAAGACTATTTAAAGCCTCTTGTGATGCTAGTTTATATTCATTATTTCTAATATGAGCCAACATTCTTTTAAACTTCATAACCTTTGGTCTACCTAATTGGAAGCACATCTCAATAATGACACCATAGACTTCTAAAGGTTGATCTCCAGAATTTTTTAAAACTTCATCTGCATCTTTACAAGCAATATTAAAATCATATTCAAATAATCTTTCTAGTTCTGGTTCTGTATATCTTTTATTCTTTTCAAATCTTTCATGACTTTTGACTAAATGACCATAACCAATAGTAGCAAAACCTAGACTATCCTTGTAGACCATATCTCTATAGCCTTCGTGTTTTTTGATTCTTTCTTTTAACTGATCGTAATTCATAGATATATATTATTATCCCATGAACCGTCTTTTTTCAACACCATAGGAACTATGTAGGGTATTCCGTTAGTTATGACACCACATGATAACAAGGGTTTAGCTAGATTTACTTTCATGTATGCCATAGCTAATGATTTCTTATCTACTAGACAACCGACACTCATACCCCAATTTAAATGAAAATCATTACCTGCATATTTGATTTCTGATATTGTATGAAAATGTCCTTGTACGCATGACATAGATGTTTCTCTAACAGCTTTGGCTATATCTTTACAAAATTGATGAGCAAAAATGATTCTGCCTTTATCTGTTTCTAACATTAATCTTTCAGTCCATTTCCACTTATGAGATACATCTAAAATCTCGTTATAATCTTTTATAAAAAATTTAGACATACCTTTTGCCATAGCTCTACGCAAAACCATAGAACCATGATTAGACTCTAAGAGCCACATACTAGGAAATATTTTCTCTAATTGACCACACAGGGATTGTCCTGCAAGCAATTCATCAGCAGGTGCCGGTAAATCTGGATTGATTACATGACTAACATTTATACTGTGCCAATCCATTTCATCTCCTATATGAACAACACAATCTGGCTTATAACTTTTAGATAGTTTCTCTAGGAAACGAAAAGTATCTGGGTGGTGATATGGGAAGTGAGTATCGGATATTACTAATATCTTTTTATATATGCTCATCTGAAGCGTTTACACAAGCAAATCGATACTTGCGAATATTGTATTCATCAAGAATTAACTTTAAGTCATTTCCGATAATTTTACAATGTTCAAAAGATTGTGCTTTTTCATTTACAGATATGCAAACTGAATTGTAGCAAAAATATCCCACAAGGAATATTGCTTTTAAGGTCACTTAATGACACCTA